CGCTTTGCGCGGGCTAGGTTATCATTGCCACGCCGAAATCCTAAACACCAAAGACTACGGTATTCCTCAAAATAGAGAGCGGCTTTATATCGTAGGTTTTTTAAACGCGGACGAGTATTACGCTTTTTCGCTAGCGCCTAAAACAGGCTGCGGACGGCTGGCTGATTTTTTGGATACTAGCGTAGAGGAAAAATACTTTTTGAGCGATAGGGTTTTGGCGCATTTTCGCAGCAAAAACCCCAAATTTAACGGCAAATTTAAGCCTAGAAACGAAAACGAAAGTGTCGCGACCACCATAACGACAAACCTGGGGCACCGCAGGACGGATACGTTTATCAAAGTCGCTGGCGAGCTCGATATACCTACATTTAAAAGAGCAAGGCAAATTTATGATACAGACGGAGTGAGCCCAACACTATTGACGGCCAAGAACAATCAAGAAACGCCCAAAGTTATTCAAATAAAGAGCGAGCGCATACGCAAGCTAACCCCTAGGGAGTGCTTACGCTTGCAAGGCTTCCCCGAGAGTTTTAAAATCGTAGTGAGCGATACGCAGGCGTATAAACAAGCCGGAAACGCGATGAGCGTAAACGTCGTAAAAATGATTTTAAAGCAAATAAAGCTCGCAAAAAATAAAGATTTTAGGTTAGGAGCGTGAGATGATAGCTGAAACAAGCATAAACGGCTACATAGCTAGCATAGATCGGCACGAAGCGCAAAGGGTGGCTATCGTAAAAGAGCTAAACAAGCACCCCGAGGGGATGACTAGACGTATGCTTTCTAGGGCTACGGGCATCGAAAATTCGTCCGTAAGTGCGAGAGTAAACGAGCTAGTCAAAGAGGGCAAACTAACCGAGCCCGTAAAAGACAAATGCCCGATAACGGGCATAACGGTCAAGTGGCTATTTATAAGCGAGGCTAGCTGATGCCTGACATTGAGTTTGTGATCGCGTCTTTTGCGATCGGCGTGCTGCTGTTTGAGCTGATAAATTATTTCAAATTTAGGCTGTGAAATGAAACTTTTAACCTTGATTATTTGGATTATTTTGGGCTTTTTGGTAGTTTGCCTTTTGGTGTCGGCTGCGTTTGCTTGGCTGACGGTTGAGAAATTTAAGGGGGATGAGGAATGATAAATCTAATTTTGGAGGCGAACTGTGAGTAAAAAACTATTTTGGATAAAACTTAAAAAGGATTTTTTCGACGATCCTAAAATTTTAAAAATAAGAAGCGTAGCCGGCGGGGATACTTACACCTGCATCTATCTTAAGCTTTTATTGAAAAGCCTAGATGATGACGGCGTTATATTTTTTGACGGCATAGAGCCGACGATAGAAGCCGAGATCGCGCTAAAAATAAGGGAACAAGAGATAAACGTCAAAGCCGCTATGGCTATCTTTGAAAGCTTGGGGCTATTACAAAAGGGCGAAGACGACGACGTGAGGCTCCCCGAAGCGGTAAGCCTAAGCGGCGGAGAATGCGACAGCGCAAAGAGAGTTAGGGAATTTAGAGCCAAACAAAAAGAGGCTAAAGCGTTACATTGTAACAGCGCGGTAACGAGCGGTAACAAAAACGTAACCCTAGAGAAAGAGATAGAGTTAGAGAAAGAGATAGAGCAAGAAGAAGCTAACGCTTCTATGCACGTGCGCACGCGTGAAGAGCCTAACCCCGAACCTAAGCGATTTAAAAAACCGACCCTAAAAGAGCTTGAAACCTACAAACAAGAGGCAAATTTAAATCTCGTCGATTGTTCTGCGTTTTACGATTTCTACGAAAGCAAGGGCTGGGCGGTAGGCAAAGCCCCTATGAAAGACTGGCGAGCGTCTATGCGCAATTGGCAAAGGTCCGAGGCGGAGCGAATAGCTAAAAGAGGGGTGCCGCCTACCGCGAGGGCAAAAGGGCAGGAGACGGCGGACGCGGATTACGACGATTTAGCGCGCTACGGCTTTAGAAGCAACGACGCGATAGAGTGCGAAATATTAGAACTAGGGGCAGATTATGGCGATAGATAGAGTTGAACTGATAATGCAAGCGGTGGAGTGCAACAAAGTCCAAGCGATGATTTACGAGGACGAGATCAAAGACATCCCCGATAGCAGGCTTATGGATTTTTTCAAATTTAGGCTGCAATTTTTGGATCGATACGTAAGCAAAGAGCTAGCGATGAAAAAAGCCATAACCGCGTATAAGACTATCCTTGCAAAAGAGGCGATAAAGCAAGGCAAATACGCCTTTGGTAGTCTTGAGACGATGGTCGATTTTATCAGGCAAGCTTACAAAGGGCAGGAGTTTTGCTATGGGGTGCCGCCGTTTTACGACGTGGTGCGACTAGCTATCGACGAGGACGGCGACGTCATAAATAAATTCTCCGTGAATAGCTACGGCAAATATCCTAAGCTAAGCGGCGAAGATACGCAGGCGGTGTTTGAGTGGCTATTTAATCATCAATACCGCATAGGCGAGGTTAAATTTATCGGCGTAGAGAATTCGGCCAGATACCAAGCCAAAAAGCAAGAAATAGAGCTACGCGAAAAAGGGCAAGATCAAATCATAGACAAAATAAGCAAAGACCCGGACGCGCCGCTACCTATCGACCCTAAAGTCGGCGCAATGCTAGCCATAAGGGCGGCGGGATGAAACTAGAATTTAGACCAAAAGGTGCAACACTATTTTACGAGGTATGGATGGTTGATTTTGTGCGAAATATCGTGAGAATAAAAATTGCGGGGGGAGAAGCACAAGAGGAAATATTGAGCGAGGGCGAGCTAAGAGTAAAAGGCGAGCAAGTGAGGTTGTTTTGACGTTAGAATTTTTTATCCCGCTAACAATAACAAAAGAGCTTAGCCTAAATCAAATTTACGCCGGCGTGCATTGGAATAAACGAAAAAACCAAAAAGACGCAATTTGCCTTTTAACCAAAAAAGCAGTCGCGGACAAGGCGGTTAAATTTGATGCGCCCGTTTGTATAGAGATGAGTTTTTGCTCGCGCCTAGACGTAAGCAACCACGCCTATCTCTTTAAGATGATTGAAGACACGCTAAGAGGGCTAAAAATAATCAAGGATGATACGGACAAATACGTAAAAAAGGTCATAATGAGTAAGCAAAACGAGTTTAAGGGCGTGGTAGTGAAAGTGAGCGAGGCGGAGTAATGGCAAAAATAACAAACGAGATAAAAGAAAAAATCTTGGCTGATTTTCATACGGGTAAATTTTCACAAAGGGAGCTGGCGAAAAAATACAACGCGTCAAAGACTACAATTGCGAATTTGACGAAAGGGCTAAGCCCGAAAAATGACCGCTTAGTTGAGGCGCAAGTATCGTTACTATCGGCACAAAACAGCTTAACGGCTACGGAAATGACCGCGATAATGACCGCTGCTAAAGACGAGGCGTACAATAGAGGGCTGATATTTAACGCCACGCAAAAAAACCTAGCAAAAATCACGGAAATGCTAGATAAAAACACTAAATACGAAAAGGTGGGCGTCGGCGACGGGGTGCAAAATTTCGAGCCGGTGGAGTTAAACGCAAACGACTTCAAAGCTTTGCAAGACGCGATAGATAAAGCCAGTCTAACGCTCGGCGTAAATCAAAGAACGTCAAGCACTACGATAAACAACGCAAACGTGCAACAAAGCGAAGAAACAAAAATCGTGATAGAAAGGCGGGAGCTGGCAGATGAGCGAGATTAAACTCAATCTAAAATACGCTCCTTGGCAGCGCGAGGTATTTTTTGAAAACGACGCGAAATTTACGACGATTGAAAAAGGTAGGCGCTGCGGGTTCACGAAAGGCATGGCAAACGCTTGTATCGAGTGGCTACTAGAGGGCAAAAAGATACTTTGGGTCGATACGGTGGCGGGGAACTTGCAAAGATACTACGAGAGGTATTTTTTGCCCGAACTCAAACAATTGCCGAAAGATTTGTGGAAATTTCACGCGCAGGATAAAAAGCTCACAATAAACGGCGCGTATCTTGATATGAGGTCAGCAGAACGTCCCGAAAATATCGAGGGCTTTGGCTACGACATCGTAGTGTTGAACGAGGCGGGCATCATCTTAAAAAACGCCTATTTGTGGGATAACGCTATACGCCCGATGTTGCTTGACTATCCCACATCAAGAGCCTTTATCGGCGGGGTGCCAAAGGGGAAAAATAAGTTTTTCGATCTAGCC